CGCATCAGTGTAGTCCTTTTACAGAGGATTTTAAAGACCTGCTCAAAGCAATGTCAACTAAAACGATGTTATCACTAATGTCAACCCAACAGAGAAACTTAGCTAATTCTTTATGGGAAGCTTCTAACTTTGGGGGACGGCCTAAGCCAGGGGACCTCAAACACCTGGAGCCAAAACGTGATTACTACGAACTTGTTTTGATGATGGACCATCAGCGCCAGTGGGAGGAAAGAGTGCGCTATTGCAAGCAAGCAAAAAGTTGTTAGGCTACTGGAAAACAGTGCCTATTAATGAGCTATCGCTTTGAAGATCTTGATATCAGTTTAGTAACCGTTGAGAATTATCAAGAGATTCTAAAACCTTCTCTAGCTGCTCAGCTCCAGCCGTTTATCCCGCCAGAAGGATCGTTTGAAACGACAGACCTTAGGCGGTATTTAGAACTGGTTAAGAGCTATGAGGTAACCAGCACTGACCTGATTCACGGTTTATCCCTAGCGGATCAGATCAGGATTACGTTTAGCGATATGAAAGCAGCAACAATCTGTGAGAAGTTTCCCGATATTGACTTGGCAACAAAACGACGGTATCGTTGTGTAGCTGAATATTTAATTAGGCAGGGCGAACTAACCAAGCTAAAAGATGAGAAAAACAAACTCATCAAAAAGCTAGGTAACATGGGCAAGATGGTAGTGATCTACCAACCGTTGCCCAAGCTTTGTAAAACATTACACCAAACAGGTCTCGGACAATTTATTAAAGATGAGCAGCAGGCGGCAAAGGTTAATCAACGGAATGCTCTCCAACGTGAAGAGTGGTGGGGAGAAACAGATGACCCAACTTGTGATCGAGAGGGTCTGTGCAGACATGTGTGACTTCTACGAGAAGTTCTACGCCAACGAGGGTCCCGGTGCCATGGTTTATTTGCCACGGGTAGAAGATCCTACAAACTCAATGTTTTACTTGACGGTTGCTGCTTTGATGGAAGCGCAATCTGATTTTAGAAGCCGTGAGATGGAAGGCCCTGCTGATGTCATGCAGAAAGCTATTGCCAGGGCAGAGTCTATTAACCCTAAAACTGCAGGACTATTTATCATTCAAGATGATAAAGAAATGTCCTTAGTTTGCTACAAACGTGATCAACCTTTGGCGTTTAGTGATCCTGAATAATGCATAAACAAGGCGGTACACGAGCACGCAATTATCACACTCTCTATAGAATTTATCGATTAGGAGATGATTAGTGCACCACTGTTTCTTACCTGCCTCTTATTTATCACACACTAGATTATATTGATTTAGATCCAGGTTCAACAGAGAAAGCAAACCAAGAGTTTCTCCAAGCAGAAAAATTCTTTTCTAAAAAGGACGACGCTTTAAATAAACAAGAACCCTGGAGCGGTAACGTTTATTGTTTCCCTCCTACCTATGGACGCTGCTCTTTTAACAAGCAGAGGGGCTCCTGGCGTTGGTCTATGCGTGGCGGTTTTGGTGGCGTGTCTCCAGCTGTGGCTTGGTTCAGACGCCTGGAGAAAGACTGGAAGCTGGGATTTGTTAATTCAGCTTTGTTCTTTACTACTGCCCATGAGACGCTCCGTAAACAGCAAAGCATCTGGGATTATCCAATCTGTATTCCAAAAGAGCGGCCAAAGTTGTTACATGGCCGTAACTTTTACCAGCTAGATAACCCTTTGAAATGGGGGTTCTTTGTGTTTCTCCCACCAAAAGAACTGGGATTCACACGGCTTGATAAGTTTGAAGAAGCCTTCTCAACGATTGGCCGAGTGATCCTCTGAGATTAATTTATCGAGCCCTAAAAATATTGCGGAAAGAAGCAGACCCATCAGTATTGCCGATACTGGCGCTACCGCGTGGCTCAGAAGGTAATGCACCGATGGGGATAGTGCCACTAAGTGCAGGGAAGATAAAGCGGTCATCTTGACTGCGCTCAAATGTAATAGGCAACCTAGCTTCATTTTTGCGTGCCTGTATATACTCACCCAAAAAATTCAAACCAGTGTTGCTGTCATCAACACCCTGGGCTTGAGAGAATCGGTTATCAACCTTGTAAGATTGACTCTTTGCAAATGCCATACTAGTATTCTGGCAGCACTAAACACTTCATGGAAAGCGACAACGTAAACCACCCCTCTCACTATACCTTTGGACCAGTTGAGTGCATTGATGCCATCGATTCCTGCTCCACGACAGAAGCATATCGAGGTTACCTAAAGGGATGCATCATGAAATATATCTGGCGGTATGAAGCAAAAGAGAATCCAATCCAAGATTTACGCAAAGCAAACTGGTATTTAAACCGGTTAATTAATACTTATGGAACCTGATTATCCAACGATTGATCTAACTCCAGAGGAATTAAACTACTTGCAAATCTTAGAGCTTCAAGATTATCTAGATCATCTTCAGAATAAAGTGAACGAGATCCAGTTGACTTTGGACGTTGGTTCCACAGTCTAAAGAACTCATCAATGATTGCATGAGTAGGATCTAACCGTAGTAGGTGTTCTTCTAAAAACTCAATAGCTTTTACTTGAGCGGGAGAACCATTAAAGTTCTCAGCAATATTGAGCAAACATTTTGGTAACTTGCAGTCGTGCTTTACCAGGAGAGGAACATCTGTATCCGGCTGGAGATACACATCAAGTTCACTGCGCCTGCGTTCTAGCAGACGTTGGTTACGCAGACATTCTTTATTAATATAAGGAGACCATTCTTTTATAATCTCTGTTCTATCTGCACCACTATTAATTAACTGGAGTAACCTGCAATCTTTAAACTTTGTGATGCCAATACTGTAGGCATAACTTAAAATTGCACCTTTCTTCTTTTCATTTAATGGCATAAAGATTAGATCCTGGAGGATAAAAACAAACTCCTCCAGGTCTTTCTCCAGCTGGATCTCAATCTCTTTACGGGTGCAGCGTAGGAAGGGCGTGACAGCACTGCGCCCAAACCGTTTGCTGCCGTACCCAATCATCCATGGGCCATCTTCCTTTGCCCGATACGGAGAGTACTGCTCCATACCAGTGTGGATCCGACAGGTCGTGTACCGCCGGATCAACTGGAGGCTGTACTCATTGATATAAGACAGAAGTCTTAGGGAACAACAACAGAACCGTTATAGCTGATTTCGCTGTAGGCGTCAGGGGTGGTGAGGATTACCACGTAGTTCTTGCTGGCGTCGGTTACGGTAACAGCAACAACACCTTTGCTTTTGCCAGCTTTAGCAATGTTGAAGAACTTCTGGTAACCAGTGGGGGCACTGCCAGCTGTGTAACTATCTTCTTGGAAAATTTCAAGAGTATTAATGCCACTGCTGCTGTCAATTTTGACAATCAAGTCGCCAGTGCTAGCAGGGTTAACGTGAAAAGAACGCTGACAAAGGTCGCCACTAGCATTGCCAGGAAGACCGTCACCCTTGTAGGTGATTTCAGAGCCAGAGGCGATGAAGGTGTCCTCAGTACCTTGGAATGTAAGGGTAGGCATTATCAGTTGACTTGGTTGTGGGTTTGAAATTGAAAGCTAATGTCGGCATCAATACCATGTTCTTTCAAGATGCTTAAGAACATTTGTCGATCCATCATCTTCATGTGAAGCATGTCAACAAACGCTTCTTCCAACTCATCTCGATCAAGGTCCTTGATTGCCAGGGCTGCTGCATGAATAGCAAATTCGCTATCAATTGGCAGATCTAGGGCATTGGCATCCATTGAAAATTTACCAATCCGTTTCTACATCCTAACAGTTGTGCAATTTTTTGCTACCATCAGGTTGTAGTCGTATTTCGTAACGGGATATACCGCTGGTCAATGGCAAAGGACGGGACACCCATGTAGCCCAGGTCTTCATCAGACCCTTCACCCATTCGTGGTAGTGCCATGGTGACAAGCGTTTTGTAACGCTCAAGCAACTGCTCGGGAGTCGGTTTTATCATGCTGCAGCAACCTGGAACGTAACAACAGCAGCGGTGCCGCCAGACTCAGCACTGAAGTTAGGACGCACCCACTTTACAGGACGACCGCTGACGGAGAAGATAGATGTACCGTTTGCTGTGATTGTTTGGGTAGCAATGATTGGGGCAAAGTTAGTGCCATCAATACTGCCTTCCAAAGAAACTTGAACGTTAGTATTGATATTAGTAACAATAACAATCAAGCTATAGTCACTAGTTGAGAACGTATTGTTAACAGCAACTTGTAAAGTATTGCCAAAACCAGGGGCTGTTAAAGCTGTATTAAGGTCAAAGATTGTATCTTGAAAGTAAGTAACCATAGTTTTAACCTAAATTAGATTTAAGCAGCCATTGGAATTTTTTATGAGCGCGGCCTCGCTCTACAGCTAAGTCTAAGGTCAACTGATCTTTCAAGATCTCAGCTTCTTCTGCCAACTGGTTAAATGATTCTGCCAGGGCATTGTGGTTAATGGCTAGTGCACGGATCATTCCATCCTGGTCAAAGCAGCTCTCAGGAATGGGCGGCATGGGCGAGCTATTGAGATCCTCGACACTGAGTGGTGTGCTGATATCAAGAGAGCGCAGGTGTTCTGCAATGGTATCTAAACCATCCTGCATCTCTTCATAAATCTCTTGCGTAAGTTTATGAATGGAATAAGACTTACTGCCCATTAGATTCCAGTGGACAATATAAGTTTGATTCAACAGATGCGACGTATCTCGCAGAAGCTGAACAAGGTGGCAGTAACAAACTGCCTTGGGTTCCATTTTTACTTTAGCCATAGCTTTTAGTACTTAATGTTATTCACCATTTTACGCGGTCAGCCCAATATGCAGCTGACATTTTACCCTTGGAAATATTTTTTGCGTGACGTGCTTTAAAACTTTCTCGGCGTTTACGATAGCTTTGTGACTCACCTTGTTTCTTTGGACTTCCTTGTACTCCCTGTTGACCAAAGCGAATGATCTTTTCTTTACCACCCTCACAGGCTTTTACAACATGTGATTTGGTGGGGTGATTAGGAGTGCGCTGTGGTTTGTTGCACGCCATGCGATCTTTGGCTAGCTTCTGCGCTTTAGCTCGATCTGCCATGGTCTACTTAACCCATATAAGCTGGATACCGTTCAGGACTACCTACATCCATCCTGGGCATACCAACAACTTTATTTTTCCAGGTATCAATCCAACGATCAGGACCTAGCTTCTGAATGATTTCATCAGGAGATGACAGAAGTTTTTTACGTTCTGCAAAATCCATAAGGAAGTCTTTAGCTGCTTGATCGTCGGTATCTTCTGGATTCATTACGCGCTCAAGGGAGAATCAAGAGTATTAAAGATAGGTATAGTCTGTGGTTTTTGATCAAGCCACTCTTTAATTTTACTTGCTCTTTCCTCAGAATAAAAGGAATGCTTATTGGTAAACCAATTAAAGGGCAGCTCAGATGCTTTTGATTTATTGCAGGATGTACAACAACAAACTAAATTGTTGCGAGTGTTATGACCACCCTTATGTTTAGGGACTACATGGTCAATGGTAGCCGTGCGACCACAAAGCTGCTTTTCACAGTAAGCACATTTGTAATGCCAGGCTTCAAATATAGATTCTCTAAATTTCTTTCGGGCACATTTAGGACTAAGAACAATTAAGTTAGCTAGTAAATCATTCTCAGTGTGGAACATGTTTGTTCATAATTCCTAACATCAAATTAGGACACACAAACCTGTACTATCCGCTAAACTATCGACATGCCCGGGTAGCCCAATCGGAAGCAGGCAAGCGACTTAAAATCGCTACAGTGAGGGTTCAAATCCCTCTCCGGGTATTATCGGGATGTAGCTCAGTTTGGTCAGAGTGCTGCGTTTGGGACGCAGATGTCGCAGGTTCGAATCCTGTCATCCCGATTAATCAGTTAAACCAATCTCTTCTAGGAACAGATCATTCTCTTGATCTGCTGGATCGTAGTCTGCATCCTCCAGTAGTTTCAGAAGGAAGTGGTGAACACGTTCGGTAACCCACCTTAAATCTCCATCTGTAATATCACAGCCGATTGCATTTAAGCTGCGATCACGCGAGGGTTCTCGTACATGGTCTGAAGTTAAT